GTTTTTTATTGTTTTTTATAGGTGTTATGCAGTCGCATAAATGCTCGTGTCATTACTTTAAAATTGCAGTTATTTCTCTTTGGACAAATCGTTCTATTCTACGCATTAATACGGCAGATTCGCCTATAAATTTGCGCTGTGGTATTTTAAACTCTCGTTTGCGTTGGTGTTCTTTTACATTTTCGGTACGTCCTTTTCTTTTGCGGGAATGTGCCTTTATGGTTATGTTTTGTTTAACAACACCGCCCTCATTGTGTATTTGGGCATACTTTTTATCGGTACCAATGGTTACACTGTTTCGGGTTGTTGCTATAACCCGTACAGAGTTTTTTAACTGTGTAGAATCTACCATTAGCGAACCTCTTTTTTTTCGCCATTTTCTCGGTACCCAATCGGGTACAGGTTCGGGTTTTTTCCAAGGTGTTACGGTTTTATCTACCCAATTTTTACGCACAAAACGCTCGTTCGAGAATTTTTCGGCTTCCATTCCTGCTCCTTCGGGAAACTTTCGGTATAGATTTTTTAACCGATGTAGTTTTGCTGTAAAGTCTCGGCTTACCATATTACACCGTTTCTGCGTTAATTACCGTACGTCTCAACATTTCTTTAAACCACGCTTCGACATCGGCTTTTGTCATTCCAGCATACGCACTTTGAGCCACATTAATGCCTCCTTTGTTGAAAGCGTCAATTTGTATGGTTACATTGCGCACTTGATTCGCCTGTCCTGCAACTTTGCTAATGTCTTCGCCTGTTTTCTTGTCTTTTTTGCCTTTTGCATCGGATTTGCCATCAATAACAGGAGCTTTCAAAAGTGAACTTATGGGAGCGTTATCCGTTGGTGATTTCGACTTTAGTTTTTGGTCTGCTTCTCCTGGTGTAACTAAATCAAAGGATTTTCTAAATGATTTAATTTTATCTACTCCTTTTTGTGCCAATCCTGTTGGGTCAGCCATTGCTGCCAGTTCTAAAATTTGTTGCAATGGTTTCAAAACAGCATCGAGTAATACAATGCCTATTCGTTTCAAACCGCCTAAAATACCATCCGTTTGAAAGGCTGTTTTAATGCTTTCCCAATGGTCATAAATAGATTTAAAAGCACTTATTACCATACCAACAGGCCCTAAAAACACCATCAAAGCCGCACCCCATTCATCCCATTTGGAAATGGCAATGACTACAATGGCTACCAATGCAGCTATAGCTGCTACTACTAAACCAATAGGATTCAGCAACATAATGCCGTTGAGCATCGCTTGTGCAGCTGCTAATAATTTTAAAGGAATTGTTACCGCAAATAAAGTAGCTTTATATGCCAAAAATCCAACGGTTATAGCTCCAACGATTCCTAAAAATAATTCTAGTACAGGATTGCCTGCTTTGAGTTCGTTAAAAAACCAAAGGAAAGGCTGTAGAGCGGTTTGTACAACGCTTCCCATTGTGTTGATTGCTCCAGTAAGATTGTCGATTCCTATTGCTGCCAAAATATTGGCAAAGGTATCTACCACACCTGCTTTCATTTGCCCAATAGCTCCCTCAAAAGTTTTTGTTGATCTAGCCGCTTCTACGGCAATGGGGTCATTACCTAATTGCATCAATGCTTTGTTGAACTCTAATGCCGATATTTGTCCGTCTTCCATCGCTTTCCTAAAATTGCCGGTAAACGCTCCATTCTTCAATAACGCTTCTTGCATTTTGCCCGATGCGCCCGGAATAGCATTGGCTAACTGATTCCAGTTTTCGGTGGTTAGTTTTCCAGCTCCTGCCGTTTGGGTTAGAACCATTGCCACCGATTTAAAAGTATCTGCATTACCTCCAGCAACGGCATTTAAGTTACCTGCAGCTTGTGTAAGTCCGAGATAGTCAGCAACACCATTAGCGGCTAATTGCGCTACGGTGTTGGAGGTGGTTGTCAGGTCATAAACGGTTTCATCAGCATATTTTTTTAAGGCATCTTTGGCGGTGTTTATGGCTGTAGGGTCAAATCCTGCAAACTTCATAGTGTCGTCAAACTTTGTCAAAGCATCTACGGAACTAACCGCCTCTGAACTTAACTCACTTATTCCAGAAGTTACGGCACTAACAACGCCCATACCTATGCCAGCTCCAATGCCTAAATTCAAACCGCTTAATTTTTCTACACCGCCAGTATCTATTTGTGGCATTTTAAGCTGGTTCAATTTACCTTGCATTTTATCGCTAACAATGCCTAGTTTAGCCGAAACCTGCGATAACTTATTGTTAAAGAGCTTGTCTGAAAGCTCCATTAATAGTTCTAATTTTGATGTTTTTGCCATTGTATATTATTTTTATATATCTTTGTACTATCAAGTTTTTATAAATGCCCTTCACGACATAGCTCACTGCGATGGAATAGCATAGAAGTAAGGAACCGTTTAATCGGGGGTGTTTAAAGAACTTTATTCCTAACAAGAAGACCTTTACGAAAGTAGAGGTCTTCTTTTTTTGCCTGATACCAAGTGAAAATTTCCAATCCGTTTCCTGTTGTTTTGCAATCAACTATTAATACTAAATCTTTATAAAACTTGATGTACCTGGACTGAAATTTGCCGTCTAAATTATCGGGGTTGTTGTACCAAACTTCATCGGGATTAGCTAAAACATCTTTGATGTGTGGGAATAATTGATGTCTGATTTCTTCTTTGTTTAGGTATTTACCTTTAATGTGTTTGTCAAACACTTTCTCATTCATCATTAATTTTCTGTCAAAATAATCTTCAAATCCCATAAAATTTTCATTTTTCAAAGGTTTGAATAGTTCTTTTGCGTTGCTTTCTATGATGCTTTGGTCTAGTTTTATAGGGTTTAAATCCGATTTAAACGAATCCCATTTTTTTAGATCATACTTGTCAAAAGTCATTTCGTTTAGCTTTTCGGGCAAACCTTTGATGTCGCTGTAAAACTGTTTTTTGGTAAAAACTTGTTTCAAATCACCACGGTTGATATTGAATTGTGATGTTGCCCATTTGTCGTCTTGGGCTATTAATGCTTTTTGTGCTTCCTCTCCAGTCATAATTTTATGTGCTGGCGGATTGCTTCTGTTGGAACGCAATATTTTACATCTGCACCAATATCCGTTTGGTGGCCACAGTTTCATTGCTTCTTTATCGTTTAGATTAAGAAATTTGCCGTCTAATTTTTTGTGTGCATCTCTAACCTTACTATCGCCAACAGTTTGATATTCTACCCACGGAAAATCATCTTTCTGCGCCATTGCTCTATGGTAATCTGCTGAACTCTGACCTACTGCTACCGATAAATTATACTCGGTTGTTAGATAGTTTTGGTTTAAATCCTTTACTTTTTCATTCGCCAGTTTCTTAAATTCGGCTTCGGAAACAATGCCGTTTTTATCTTTATTTAAGAGTAACTCGGTCATTGCTGCCAAACGAGCTTCGGTTTTACTTTCTGAAAACTCGAATAAATTGTACTCCATCATCTGATAAGCCAAAGTATCGGGCGTGTTGTATCCAACAGTTACACCAAAGCCTTTTTTTAAACCGCCTACGAGTTCCAAAGCTTCAGCAACAATTAATTGTCCTTCAGTTCCTATGGTAGCCTTTTTATTCCATACTTGACTAATCAATTGATTGGTTAAATCTTCTAGTATTTTAGAACTCGATGCAGCTACAGGAACGCTAGAGCCACAACAGCTATGATAAGTAATCTCTTTTCCATGGTTCATTGCCTGGATTGCTATCTTCTTGCTCGGTAATGTCATTTGGTATAAGTTTTAAAAGTGCTTTATAAATTGCTTCTTGATTGGCAGATTGTAATTGTGTTGCTAATGCTGGGGTAATGGCTTGCTTTTTACCTACAATTGGAATATTGAACGTTTCAGAAATCCAATCCTGTTCGATGTCGTAATTGTTCATCAATCCCTGAACAATAGTCCAGTATTGAATTAAGTCTATTTCTTCTTTCGATTCAATCCATTCAAAAACATCATCGTCAGAAAGGTAATTGTAGCCTTGTAATTTCAACAACGGAATCAATTCATCATTGACCGTAAAGGTTATATCACGTCTATCAGCCTGACTAATTTTATAATCTAGTGAACGCTCGTGTACTTCGGTATTGGAACGATTGGATTCATTAGAACCAAGCGTATTAGAACCTACCAATACACCCGAAATTTCATTACTGTTATGCTCTATAAATTTTGAATACACATTGAACGCATCGGTTCTGTTGGCTTCGTCAAACTTAATGGTAGTTCCTTCAGGGAAAACACCTACTGAAGCTTCGGCTAAGGCTAACAATTGCTTTTCTACATTGTCGATGTGAGCCGTATTGTTATTGTTAGTTGTTGCCGATATTAAAGGCATTCCGAACTTCTCGCAAAACTCAGCCCATGATTGTGCTACGTTACGTTTCCAAATCAGGTTAGGAATAATATCATTGATCAATCCTAAATGATTATCCGGATTCAATTCAATAACCCACGGTTTATAAATGGGATCATCATACTGGATAAAAGCGTTGTCTTTCCCTAAATCAGGATAAATACGCTTCTGTTTTGGTACGGTATTTCTAGGCGGGATAATGGCAAATTTGATACTATGGCCATTGAATTCTAAAAATTCAATAACACGAGTTCCAAGAATAATCGAATCTAGTTCAATGTTTAAATACTTATAAAACCATTTTTGCTGAAATAGTTCTGAACCCAGTTCGTTGATTTCGCCCGTCTTCCTGTTTCTAATTTGAAAGTCCACACTTAACGTTGCCGATTTACGCAAAAGCACTTGTGTTTTGTACGTTCCATCAGTAACTAAATCCTCCTGTAAGTCAAAATAGCGGGTATAACGAGGTGTTTCGATATGGTCAATAGCCATCAAAGACATACGCCAGGACTGTATCTCTTTTCGGCTTCTGTCCTTATAGGCTTTTGCCACTTGCATAATAATACTATCTGCGTTTCTTTTACCTGATTTTAATGGCTGGGTATCGGTTTTTGCTACAGGTGTTATAAAGCCCTTGTTTCGGTTGTTCAGTATTTGTTTTGTATTCTTTCTCATAAATTATAAAATTGTGCCTTAGAATCGAGTTTAAACGTGTTTTAAATCGCAAACACTACCATTTGTTATTCGTAACCTTGTTATTGCTGCTTAATCGAAAGGAGTCTTTTACTTCGCCCGTACTTTCGTCTTTGATTAATGGAAGGTCAGCATAGCCTTTACCTTCTGCCATCATTTTGAGCCATTCGATAACATCCTGATAGCGGTTCGAGCGATGTTCTGGAATTTTGTTTGGTGCAATCGAGCAATACAAATGGTACAATGCACAATCAATAGTGATCATCACGATGTAAGCGTTCCGGGTATCAATGGTCGCTCCATCAGCTAAAGCCGTAAATATGGCAGCCACATCATAACGCCCGGCTAAATAGTTTTTGATTTGCGCAATTGCCATTTCCTCAGCACTCAATAGCTTTGTTTCGCTGTAATTTTCAAGCAATATGTTTTTGATTTCGGTTCGAATCAAAACAGCGTAATCGGTATCTTTTATAAATCGGCTCATTAGTATCTGTTTTTTTTGTTTTTAATAATTTCCTTTCGGGATGTAGCTTTGGGTTCGAACTTGGTTATAAAAGTGATTTGGTTTACTTCTACAATTGCCGATTGGAGTGCGTCGGGTGCATCATCATGTGCTCCACTACCTTTTTCAAATGCTAGGAGTTGATCTTCTAAGTTTTGAAAATCTGTTGAGCCTTTATAATCTTCATTAAACCAAACATTGCCACGCTGGAAATAACCTTCCATACTTTCGATACGATCAAACTTACCGTCCTTACTTTTTTTGTCGGGTGTAACTGGAATGTACCAACCACGTTCATCGCCTTCAATATCAAAATCATTGACAAACTCGTCTTGAGCAAACAATCCCTCAATTTTATACCTGCAGTTAAAACTCAATAAACTGTTATCCTCTACAAAATCATACAACCATTTAGCCACATTCATTCTCGAAGTTTTTCGAACGTAAGCAGCCAAAACATGGAATTCACGCATTTTTTTACCAACTAGAATCATGGCTTTGTAATCTCCTGCATCTTTATAACTTAAATCGCCATAAAAACACAATCCATCATACTGATCAAAAGCAAGTCTTTTTTTCCATTGGATATATTCAGGTAAAAAAATAGTACCATCTTGTATGTGGGTATGTTGGTATTCACGCATGAAAGAACGATAAGGCGTTTCGTCATACTTTCTTCTCCAATAATCGGCTGTTGTTTTTTCTGGCCATGTAGGTTCAAAAGTTGACAAGTCTTTTACGGCTTTAGCTGTAACTACAAAGTGTCTTATTTTACGTTTGGCTTCTTTTGCTTTTTCATTGATAAGTTTAAATTGAAGTTTAAGCTGATGAATAATAGTATTAGGGTGAAAGTTGTTATTAGCCACACAAAAACGCTGTCTTTCGCCACCTTCATCAAATGTCCCTCGTATGTCTTCCCAAACCGTATCATAAGCTTCACGGCTCAGTTTATCATTATTACAGCGTTTTTTGGTATCTGCATCATCTACAAGAATATAATCAGGGCGGTTTTCTTCTTCACTTTCACCCCTTGCAGATTGAGAAATACTTAAAGCTTTAAATTTTACCCCATCGGTCGTAGTAAAATCGCCTGACGTCCAGTCACCATAATTAAATCGTTTACCATAATCATTGATTAATCGGGTATTTGATTTTAATTGTGCCTGTATTTTACCAATCAATTTTTTTGCTTTCGGGTCTGTCTGACCAATCAAAAGCATATAAAACAAATCCTTTGTATAGTATAAGAACAAAGGAATTCCCATTCCTAAATGCACACTTTTTGCACCTGAACGGTATATTTCACCCAGTACATTTACTATCTTGTTCTTAATAAGAAGATCAGCCATTTCTTTATGATAAGGTGCACAAGGTTTTTTAGCATAATTTGGAAAATAGTATTCAAACCACGCTATATAATCGCCTTCGAGCCTTTTGATACGGTTGACTTTATCAATAGGCTTTTCGTTGATGTCTATGGTGGTGGCTTTCTTGATTCGAACGCAATGCGCATCGTACTCTTTTATGAGCTTCTCCCATTTTGGACTCATTGCCATTATCCTTCTTGATTAATTTTAAACAAAATGAACTGTTTGTGGTATTCGGTAAATAGCACTGCTGTTTTTGGATCCTGGTCTGCCATCCAGTTATCAAACTCTTTGAAAACAGAGAATACAATTTGTACACTTGTACTATCTGATAGTGTCTCAATTACTTTATTAATTTTAGCAAGTGCATCAGCATCAACAGCTGATTTTTCTCCACCTGCAACAAGCATTAATTCCTTAAATAATATCTCTTTGATTTTATGCGGTGACGCAAGCATTTGAGCGCGCTTGTCATCCCAACTCTTTTCGCCTTCTTTTCCTTTTCTCCATTTTGACAAAGTTTGTTCCGATACGTCTAGCTGTTCAGCAATGGCTTTTGCGGTCATTCCATCTTCTACAAACATTCGTTCGGCCATTACTTTTTTAGCCTGATTTGTGAGCAAATTTGACATGCTTTTATAGTGTTTTAAACGCAAAAATCCCACTAAATCAAGGTGTAAACTAAAATGATTGCAACCCTTGCCGACAATTTTTTAAACCCGGTTTTGTCGTCACATCTTTGCTCAAAAGTTTTATAAAAATGAGATTTCAAGTACAGGATAATGTAATAACTACATACGGTCAAATATGGGATGGTGACGGAATGGAATTCGTTTCACTGTTTTCACAGTTAGAAGGTAAGTACAGTAATATTACTGTAAAAATGCACTCTTATGGTGGTTCTGTATTTGATGGAAATTTGATTTATAACACTATTGAAAACAGTACAAAAGATATTGAATTAATAATCATTGGTATCGCTGCTTCGATGATGGCAATAATCAGTCAATCCCGCAAAGACAAAAAGCCTAAAATGGTAAGAAATGGATTTTTGATGATTCACGCCCCATCAGGCAGTACCTATGGTACCGCTCTAGACCATGAGAATAACGCTAAGCTAATGCGTTCTATGGAGAAAAATTTTATAAAACTACTTGCTTCTAGTATCGGTAAACCAGAAAGTTATGTGTCAAAATGGATGAATGGAGACAACTGGTTTGATGCTGAAGAAGCTTTAAAGGAAGGCTTGATTTCAGAAATAGTAGAGCCTGAAAGCACTACCATAACTGACAATCTAGACCCAAAAGAATTAGGCCCTCAAGGAATGTACTACCAATACAAGGCTTTATTAAATCCCGAAAATTCACAAATAATAGACAACGATATGAAAAAACCAATTATTGAAGCTCTAGGCCTTACAGGTGTTACAGAGCAAAGTTCAGATACGGCGGTTATAGCTGCTGTTAATGCAAAGTTTGAATCCGAAAAAAGAGAACTTCAAGGCAAACTTGATGCAGAAATTCAAAGACGCACGACTGCTGAGTCTGCTTTAGAAAACCAAATAAAAACAGCAGTTACTGCTGAAATTGAAGCTGGTATTAAATCAGGTAAGCTTACACATGAACAAAAAGCAACATACGAGGCTATTGGCACCACTCAAGGAATTGAAGCTTTGAAAACGGTTTTAGGTGCTATTCCTGCACGTAATCCTATTACCAATCAAATCACGGGCAATTTCAAAAAAGAATCTAATGCGGCGGGTCGTGAGAATTGGGATTTTGACAAATGGCAAAAAGAAGATCCTAAAGGTTTTGAAGCTTTGTCTAAAGAGCAACCTGAGGTATTCCAGACGTTGTTAAATGCAAAATACAAAAAGTAATAACCTTTAACCTTTAAAATCAATTAAAAAAAACTCTTGGCGGAGTAGTTTAATAAAAAAATATCAATTATGAAAAAAACTAAATTATCAATCACAGCCATTTTAACCAACTTGATCCTGGCACTAGTTGTAGGCTATCTAATTAGTCCAGTAACGGGATTTAATCCCTTAATCGTTGCAACTGTAGTATTTGCAGGAGGCACTGGATTGCAATTTTTTGCCCCAAACTTATTTGTTGGTATTACTATGGCTGGTGTATATCGTGAAATATGGACTGGAGAATTAGTAGAGTCTTTTCAGCCTGAAATAGAAGCTTCATTTTTAAATGAGATTCCTGATGAAAGCAGATGGGTACAAAGCTCAGGAAGTGGAGAAAATCAGGTAATCCATTTAGTTGATATTGGCGCCGATCCTGAAGTATTAATAAATAACACAACTTATCCGATTGGATATTCAGAATTGGAAGATGGTGATATTGCATTTAACCTGGATAAATTTACAACAGTAGCGACTAAAGTAACTGATGATGAGCTTTACGCTATCTCTTACGATAAGATTTCTGTTGTGAACAAGAAACACAAAAACGCCATTTTAGCAAAGAAATTTGCCAAAGCGGCTCACGCATTAGCTCCACAATCTAACACGATAAACACGCCAGTGCGCGGTACTTCAGGTGCAACTGTGGCAGGGAAAAAATTAGCCACAGTAAACGATATTATCGATTTGGGTGGTGATATGAGTGCAGCAGGAATTCCAGATGATGGAAACCGTATTTTGATTTTAAATACCGTTCACAACACCGGAATTGTAAAAGAAGTTAAAGACTTTTATAAAGACTATTTGAACATTGCTACTGGTCAATTAAGACCGTTGTTTCATGGTTTCAAAGTGTATTTGTATCACGCTATGCCATTCTATTTGGCAGCAGATAACACTAAGGTTTCATTTGGTGCGGTATTTAACTCTGCAATTCACAATGTAGCTTCAGTATCTTTCTATGCTCCAGATATGTTTAGAGCTGAAGGTTCTACTAAAATGTACTATGATGAACCTACTACACAAAATCATGCTTCTGCAGTAAACTACCGTCACTACTACTTGGTGTCTCCTAAAAAAGCCCGTGCTATTGCTGCATTGGTTACTACTAACGCTTAATCTTATTAACGAATGAGTAAAGAAACTTTAAAGCAAACAGCGGCAACGATGTTTGCTAGTACAGCACACCAAGTCCTTTGGGCGAATCCTAAAGGCGAATTTTTCACTTCTGAGAATATCGGTTCTTTGAGTTTAAAGCCTGGACAAAAACTGGAAAAATTTGAGAGACCTCAAGGAGTTCCTGAAGATGAAAAAATAGTTGCTTTAAATGCAGGTAAAACTATCGAAGCAATTCAAAAAGTTGATTCATTAAAAGAATTGGCTCAGTATGCAGGTGATGAGCGCAAAACAGTTAAAGAGGCCTATTCTAAAAAAGAAGCTGAATTAATTGAAGCGATCAAAGTTATAGAACCAAAAACAGTGACTGGAGCAACTAATGGAGCTGCAGCAACTGAAACAAACGGAAACGCAGACACCGATACCCAAAAGTAAATTTAAACCCTATTTAAACAATGGCAAACTTAGATGCTGTAAAAATAAAAAAAGGCAAAGTAGGCGCTAATAAACTAGACAATGATAGAAGTGTTTCTGCTATCATTGTTAGTTCGCCTATCATCGCTGATTTGGCGCATAAAGTGTCGGTAAAACTATACGGGTTATTTGATGCTGAGCAATATGGTATTACAGAGGCATTTGATAAAGAAAACAATGTTAATGTTTATCGCCATGTTAGAGAATTCTATAGAAAGGCAGGCGAAGGAACTGAATTGAATTTCATGATTGTTCCGCAAACTGAAACATTAGTTACAATTTGTCAAGATGCTTCAGGTGACATGATCAAAAGACTGTTAATAGATTCAGACTTTAAAGTTCGTCAGTTAGCTGTTGCCTTGAATCCTACTGTTGCGGGTGTTCCTGTTGATGGTTTAGTTCCTGATGTACTTAGTGCTATACCAATAGCACAAGGCATAGCAGAATGGGCTTATAACCAGTTTATGCCTACTCATATCTTTTTAGAAGGTTATCAATTAGGTGGTTTATCATCTGTTGTTCCAGACTTGAGAGATATCGAAAATGTTGAAGCAACAAAGGTAACGCTCGTAATTGGTCAAGATTGGCAATACGCTAAGACAAAAAGTGGAATTGCTCAAAAATTTGCCGATGTAGGAACTGTTTTAGGTGTGTGCTCAGCAGCTGCAATTAATCAAAACATTGGCGACAATGAAGCCTTTAACTTAATGGATTCGACAAAATCTGCTTGGATGGTACCAGGATTGTCTAACCATCAAACCAATAAAGAAGTATTTGCACAATTACAGACCTTTGAAGACAAAGGTTATGTTTTTGGATTGGCTTACTCAGGACTTGCAGGAATCAGAATTAATGGAGATCATGTATGCGCTCCTGTAGTGATAGATAGTGAGGGCAACATGAATGAGCATACTATTGCTTACGGTCGTGTAATGGATGATTGTGCTAGACAGTTAAGAACCGCTTATTTGCCAAAGGTAAAAAAGACCTATCCAGTAAATGAAGCAGGTAAGTTACCAACTGGTGTAATTGTCAGTTTAGAAGGTATTGGCGACCGTATTTTTACTGATATGGAGAACGCTAGTGAAATATCTGCAGGTAAAACAACAGTTGATCCTGATAGTGATTTGTTAATTGCTAAAGAATTGAAGGTGTCATTTAATGTACAGCCTACTGGAGTTTTAGGATTTTTAAACGGAACTATTAACCTTAAATCATCAATTAATGGCTAAAATAACTCGTAACGGCAAAGCCTATGATAGTGCCGATGTAGAATGTTTTATGAATGGAGTTCCTATTGATATCGCCTCAGCTACCTATGGTAACGAGCAAGAACATCAATTGAATTACACAATGAGTAATGAGCCTTCTTCATGGAGCCGTGGAAAAAAAACACCTTCTTGCACCATCGGAATTATGATGCATGACATCGTACCGTTAGAAATGGCAGCTAAAGGTGGAAGTATTTTGAACATTGCTCCTTTTGAAATCATATTCACATTTACTAATGAATTCAATATCATAGTTACTGATCGTGTTTTGGCTAAGTTCCAAAATGAAGGTCGTGATGTAACTGGAGATATGGGTCTTAAAAAAGAGTATAACATGTTTGCTTTGAAAGTAGACTTGAACATTTATCAATCATAATTTCTACTACATTTTTCATTTTTCACTCAAGCCCTCTTACGGGAGGGCTTTTTAAATCAACTTTAAACATTCCATATAATGGCAAAAATAGAATTAACCCAAGAACAAATTGAAAAGGCTGGCGGTAAAGAACAATTAAGACGTGTTGAACTTCCATTAGATGATGATGCTAATGATAGCTTAGAAGTTATCGTTTGTATTCCAGATCGTCGAACAATGGGGCAATATTTAAAATATCAAAATAACAACCCTGCAAAAGCTCAAGAGATTTTGGTAAAAAACTGCTTACTGACAGAAAAAGACCAAGTACTGAATGATGATGCATTGTTTTTTACCTGCGTAACTGCATTGGCTGAGTTAATCCCAATTCGAGAGAATCGCATAAAAAAGTATTAGACGATTGTTCGGGATTGATTAATGATGACGAACACGACATGATTTTTAAGATAGATGCAATGATTAGCCACGTATTGCATATACCATTCCCGGAACAATTGGATGATGATATTTGGGCTCAAAAATGGGCTCAAGTAAAGTGGCTAGTAGATAAAGGTATTATAGCTCCAAAAACCTAAATAATGAGTAACGCATATAAGAAAGTTTTTGATGATGTTGCGGCTTTTCCTAATAACATTACGGTTGATTTAGCAGCTCGATATGGCGCTGCATTCGGAATGATTGCAGCAGGCAAAGCTATTGATAAGGTTTTTATCGATAGAAAGGAAAGCAAAGAATACAATTTCAATTATTTGCCGTTGCAAGATTTTGGGTCGGAGTATGTAAAAATGTATGTTCCTGGACTCGAGCCTTTAGAATTTAATACCGTGTTACACGGTGATCGAGGGACAATTTTTGCACCACCATTGCTAATGAGTTTTGAGCAAGAAAAATCACTAATCGAAACCGAGGTTAATGATGATGATCCAATTGTTGTTGAACGATGGGGTACTAAACCTTGGAATATAACAATAAACGGTTTGTTGATTGATTTAGAACATCGCATTTATCCAACTGATGAAATTCGAAAATTAAATCAAAATTGGAAAGTTAATGGAGTGGTTAAAGTGGTTGGACTTCAATTTGAAGAAAGGGATGTTGATACTATTTATTTTCGTTCCATCAGTTTTACGGCTGTAGAAGGCTATCAGGACACAGTACAATTTTCAATAAATGCAAGTTCAATAAAGGCTGTGAATTTCACGCTCTTAAAACCGAATAGTTAAATGAATTATCTGTACCATAACATCAGTTTGAGAATTACGATTGCTGACAAATTACAGTTTAGCGTTTGCCAATCTATTCATATTGAATCCAGCGTTCAAGTGTTGGCCAATAATGCTAAACTTGAATTGCCCAGGGAATTTAGAAATGCAGTTGACAAAGTGGGTAAATCCATAAATATTGCTGGTAAATCTATTTTAGATTTACCAGCAATATTTATGGATTTACCCACTTTGTCAAC